GAGATGGCGCGGTTTTGGATTCGCGCTGCGATGAATGGCAAGCCAGTTAGCGATTATGAGGCGTTAAGAAAAAGCGCTGAAAAAGACAATCGCGAAAAGGCTACTGCAATCGAAAGGATTGCAGAACAGATTGCCGCCAGTTATTTGACAGCACCAGGCGGCGCTAATCATGCAAACCGAGTTGAGTCTAGAGTTGGCACATTACACGGCGCAACACAGGCAGTTTATCACTATGTTGATTACAAGATGTTAGCTTTGAAAACGCCGCGCAAAGTAACTCAGAAAAACCCATTTGGTAATGCCAAAATTGGGTCTACGGTTACTAGCAAATCGGGAAGGCTCCAACGCGCTTTTTTTGGCGATGGCGCGAGACTCAAAAACACCGCGCATCGAATGGCGGTTAACATGAGTCTTGCAGCATGACTTCACGCGAGTTTGTAATGAGAGATGCAACCGCCCACAATGTTCTGAAAAACTGGCTTAAGCTTTGCGAAGGCCATGACCCAGTAGACAATCTCAATAATGCAGATATTCTTATCGGGATACTACAGGCAGAGCATGACAGCGTTGTTGCATTGGCTAGAGCGCGAAAAAAAGCAATAGCCAGCAATACACCAGTTCCTAACGGGACAATAACGGCGGAATGAAAATAGCAATAATATTTTTCCTATTATTGCTTTTTATTCTTTTCTTAATCTAACTCCCCGCTGGCGGGATTAAGCCAGCTACTCCATTGCTCCCGCTAGAATTGGCGCTCCCCGCGCTACTGGATTTTTTCCAGACGCATAATCCTCCTTTGCGGATTCTGGCGGGAGCTTTTTTTACATCGAATATAAGAATTCGATTATATTCTAAATTGGCTATATTAGAATATGGTAATATACTAAATATCGAATATTAGACTTTTAGAATATTCGAATATCTTGAGGCACTTAACTGCGCTTTTTTTCTCTTTCGACTATAACCGCCTGTGTCCCTGTGCGATAGCAAGTGAGGCAATCTATGCAATTCTTGCCTGTGCAATTCTCGGCTGTGTTTTCCTGTGTAACCACATTAAAGACCTTAGAGAATCCCTGTGGCGGCTGTGTGATTATTCTATCCTTTAGTGGATTTGAATAGATCAATATCAGATTATTCGGCTGTGTATATTCCCTGTGATACTGGCGGATAATGTCGCGGCGCTTAGTCCACAGTGAGAATGTGGTTGCTGGGTTTTTTAGCGCGATGTTGTGAAAATTGACCATATGGGCAATGTTCTGCAATTCGCCGTGGCCGTGGAACCGTACCCACAAAGCATTAAAAGTGGGTAAGTATTTCCATTCTATTTCATCGGCTAGAAAATCACTGTTTTTCTGCCAGACTTTCGCGCAGTTTTTACGGCTCCCGTGTAACATATTCCACGAGAAACAATTAGAACATATCACGTTATCCTTTGCGCCGTGCATAGCGATGCAGAAAGGATTTGAGATTGTGTTGGTATTAATGGCGGGAATATCGACTAACTTCCCGGTCATAGTGGATACCTTGACAATCGGGTACAAGTTTAATACTTGTTTCTGTTGTAGCCGTGGCGCGGCAACCATAACTTG